AACGAGCAGATAGAACGGACGAGAGATGCTCTCCCCGTGAAGCGGCGCGCGAAAACTAACGTCGCAAAATTGCGAAAAATAACCGTTTGAGGTTTCTTGATAGTATCAAATTTATCTTGATGAAAAATCAAAAAAATAGGGTTTCTTGATACCCCTTCCGCTTAGGCAAGTCTCCATTCCAGTTCCCATACACAAGTTCAACGCAGTCGCTCTTCTTATCACTGCCTCCGACGGTGTATTGATATTCTATCTCCAGCACAGGAAGAGGATCAAAAAGCGTCCGAATGTCTGGATGGTCATTGATGGAAATGATCATGTGTCCGCTTACGGTTTTAGCCAAATCGGCAAGTGCCTCGTATTGTTCCCACCCAAAATCAACCCCATAGCCCTCTGTTTCCCAATAAGGCGGATCGCAATAGTGGAGAGTGTGAGGACGGTCATATTTCCGGACAACATCCCGCCAGTCCAGATGTTCTATGGTCGTATTGGCCAGCCGAAAATGTGCGTCTGCAAGGTCTTGTTCCAAGGAAAATATGTTAAACCTTGGTCGGCTCGTTGTCGCAGTTCCGAAGCACTGGCCGTCAACCTTCCCGCCAAAAGCGAGTTTCTGTAGATAAAGAAAACGTGCGGCCCGTTGTACATCGGTTAGAGTTTCCGGTGGTGTTACCTGCAACCATTCCCAATTCTGCCGGCTCGTGAGAGCCCACTTGAACTGCTTGTATAGTTCCTCAAGGTGATATTTCACCACTCGATACAGGTTGACGAGGTCGCCGTTGATGTCATTAAGGATTTCCACCTCCGATGGAGGCTTAAGAAAAAAAATGGCGGCAGCACCACAAAATGGCTCTACGTAGCAGGAATGTTCGGGAAAAAGGGGAAGGATATGAGCGGCCAACTTTCGTTTTCCGCCTATCCATGGAACAAGGGGTTTAGACATATGAGCCTCCGTTTACCTTGTTTTATCAAAGGTGTTTTGATAGGCTCTTTTCACCGTGACGTCGCGGTGAGGGAGCCGTCGGTCTGGCTCACAGTCCTGTGCACTGTGGTTCGGGCGGTCGGTCGGTGTTCCAGCACCGGACGGCCGCTCCCTCGTTTTCATTTCATCTTACTCCGCTGGCGGCAGTGTCGGCAAAACAGCTCCAATTTACCGATACATGCCCGGATAATAGCGTCAGCTATTGTGCCAATGTCGGGAAAATTGCCCTCAACAACCGCTCAAACCCGCCGCTGGCCAGGGGCGTTAAACTCGGCAAAATCACCGGCCGGCCTTTTCTGCGCCAGTGCCGGGAGATCGATGCAAAATAGCCCGGGCTAAACCAATGTCTTCAGCGTCTGCCAGGCACCAGAGGTAAAGACGTCCTCCTCGGTAAGGTCTACGACCCATGCCCGCCAGCCCTCGCCCGGCTGGTAAAATGTCCAGGCGTTCTCGATGTACACGGCGATTTTGCCGTCCTGCCCGGCCCATGCCCCGGTGGCCGAGGCGGGGACGATGTAGCGGTCGCCGTCGGCCGGGGTTGCGGGGACGTCCGTGGTTTTGCCGAGGACCGTCAGTTGCACAACACACCCGAGCTTTTTCAGATTTTCGTCCATGCCGTTTTTCCATCCGCTTTCGCGGAAATCCCATCCGTAGTTCAGGCCGAGGTTCGGGTCGGTCGATGCCATATTAATCTCCGTAGCTGTCGCCATAGTACATGCCGTAACCATGGCATTCGGTGGTGTGGTCCTGGGCCTTCCAGCTCTGGCGGCCGTCGCGCATGGCGAACAGCACGACACGCAGGGTTGCGTTGGGCCGGCCAAGGCCGCTATCCGCGATCTCGTTGGCCAGGGTGTAGGCGTAGGTCGTCACGGTCAGGCCCGTGACCTCGCGCAGCAGACCGCCGGTCTCGCCGTAAATGCGCAGGGTATAAGTAGTGCCGGCCTCGGGGCCGATATCGCCTTCGGATTGTGCGACGAAGTACCCGGCGGTCTGTTGCAGGCGGTCGCGATGCGCCCAGGAAACGGCAAGGGCGCCGGTGATAAAGTCCGGATAGGCCAGGGCATTGAGGCGGAATTTGCCCGGGGGATAGGGGCGTATCATGCGGCCTGCGAAAACCATGGTATCCATTGGGGCCTCGGCCTCCCCCAGCTCGCCTTTGCCGGTTACGGTCAGCACTTTGGCCGCTACCGTTTCGCCGTTGAGATAGTCAACCCCGTCGGCCCCGCGCCAGTTGCAAAACCAGACCCTGCTGCCATCGGCGTGCGCGGCGGGCACGGTGTCGAGGATGCCGCGCGACAGGCCGACGGTGCCCGCGTCTGGATCGATGGCCGTAACCTCCATGATTTCGTCATCGATGATCGCGTATGTGCCCGTTTCGGCCAGGTCGAGATCTACAGCACCGATGAGCACGGCAGCGTCGGTGGTTTTATCCAGGGCTCCAGACAGGACGGCGGTGGGGGTAAAATCGTCGTTGCCACGGTCGGTGTACGGCCCTCCGGAAGGGCCGGTCAGCAGCCGGTAGCCCATGGCGTCTCCGGACGGTTTGCGCGACGCGATCAAAAGCCGCCCGAAATCGTCGTCTACCTCCGACCATACATAGCCGGCCTCGCCCAGGATCTGCACTAGGTCCCAATAGGTGGCCTCGTAAAGCAGCCGGTCCGGCGACGCCGCCGGCGGCGACACCGGATCGGTCCATCCGGTGGGGGATGGGGCCGCGTAGACGGCGGCGCCCAGGGCAAATATATCCTGCGTGGCCTCGATGCTGATTTTGCCGTCGGCCAGTTCGCCGTAGTCGATATGCGAGATCCGCATGATCTCCTCATCGACGCCGTATTCCGGCCACGAGAATTTGAAGGCATCGCCCAGACGCAGGGCGATCAGCTCGCGGTTGCCGGTCAGTTGGACGGTGGATAGATCGGCCGACAGCTTTCGCAGATCGCGCGCGGCGAGCATGTTGGCGACCTGCGCCGTGGCCACGCCGGCATAGGTGACCTCGTCGCCGATGATCTGCCCCTGGGATTGCAGTAGCCCCATGTTATGTACGGTGATCGCCTGGTCCTCATTGCTCGGGCCGTCGGTATACTTGAGGGTCAGGGTGTTAATCAACTCGCTCTCGGAGCGGCGGCCGTAGGATCGGACGGACAGGATATTGGAGGCGTCCAACACCATCAGATCGTCGGCGTCATAGTCCTGCCTGATCAGCTTAAGGACAAACTTGCCGGTAAATATATCGGTGTAAAGGACTCCTTCAATATGCGTTAAAATTTCGGAAATAAAGTCCTCGATCGCCATGCTGCTGGTCCAGAGCAGCGACAGCCCCAGGCCCTCGGCGAGCAGGGTTGCGGCAGCGGCGTCGAACGAGTCCGCATCGAGATCCCCCTCCGGATACCCGAGCCCCCATTGCGCGTCCGTCAGGCATTCGCGGATGATCGCGGCGGGGTTCATGTCGTCGCCGATCGCGGCGCCACCGCAGCGCTTTAGATAGGCGCTCCATTTTTTGATGTAAGGGTTGCAGGCCGCGACGTACACCTGCCGCAGGATAAAAGAGAGTACGCCACGGTAGCCGGGCGTTTTGTCCGCGCCGAGTTGTGCGGACAGGTAGTCGTTGGGCTGCTGGGTGGTTTCGCCCATGGCGACATCGACGTAGCCCTGGATGCCACCCTCCTTCTTGCGGCCGCCGAAGCAATCCGGTTTATTGATATAGATCCGCTGCGAGGACGCAACCTGGGTCGTATATATATCCGTGTCGTCGCCGGCACGGATTTTTAAGATCCGGTCGACCGGGCCGTGGCACCAGACCATGTGCATACCGACGAAATATTTATAGCCTATGGTGTAGGACTTGCCGCCTTTACCCATCTTGTCGCTCCCTGGCATAAGCCACGGCGCGGGCGGCCATGGCATCGCCGGTGGCCAGCAGCGTCTCCTCGGGCAGCCCCTCGCGGACGAATTTACGCCAGTCCAGGCCGTGCCGACGCGCGAAAGTCCGAGCGCCGCGGGCGCAGACCAGACCGTGAATATCCTGCATGCGGATGATCATTTGCCGCTCTTTTCGCGGATCGGCTTGGTCCGCAAATCGCCGTACCATACGACGTTTGGCGACGTGACCCAGCGCGATCCGAACAGTACCGGGATCTCCCGGCCGGCCGTCGCCGTTGGAAAATCGATATCCTCCAGCGCCGCCGGTTTGCCGTTGGAGGCTGACGGTTTTGGGCGTAGCGCGTAGCTGACCGCCATCATGACCACCATCCATGCCAATTGCCACCACATAGGGCCTCCTATAACAGATTGTTGCCGAGACTGGAGAAAGGGTTGGTGCCAGGGATAAACTCGAAACCTCCGTAATTGACGAGGTTGTTGAATTTATCGCGGCAATGGTCCGACGTATGATCGCAGCCTGGAAAAATCCGGAGCGTATCTCCGGCGGCCAGCCCCGGGACGGGGCGGTCCAGGGCTATCGCCGTGCCGGCGTGCCCGTCGATAGAGCGGTATATGTAGTCGCCGTACCGGACGAAACCGCCGACGAAATAACCGTCGTCAAATCCGCCGGCCGCGGCGATGACCACGGTGTTTCCCGATACGCCGGCCACCGTGCCGGTTACCTGGAAATTTCCGCTGCTCACACCGCACCCGGCACCGTACAGGGCATGGCGGCACAGGGCCTGGTAGCGTGCTCGCAGGCCCCGGCGCTTGAGGGAGGTAAACAGGGACTCGCAACCGATCCTGGCGGTCGCGCCCTCGAAAACCGCGCTGATCACGCGGCCCTTCCACATCACCGCATAGCTTCCGTCACCGGTATGCCCGCGGAACACCGTGACCGAAGCTATGCGGCCGGCGACGCCGGCGGCGTATGCCGCGACAAAAGGATTGTCCCGTGCCGTGTTGATGGTCAGGCCGGATTTGGCCAGCTGGTCGGACTGCTCTATCTTTCCCCGGCCGATCGGCGCCGGTGTGTACTCCGCGTTGTCGTAGTCAACCTCATGGTCCGCTGAGGTAAAACGGTAGTGGGTCAGATTGATCACAAAGTCGTACAACTCAACCGGCTTACCGCCGTGCGTGCTTGTTTCCGCGCTCAAAAAACTCATGCGTCAACCCCCGTGGTTGCCAGAGTGCAGGCGCCCTGGCCAGGCCTGCTCCAGGTGATCTCGACGCGATCTGCCGCCAGCCGGCACAGTGCCATAAAACTGATTTTTGCAAAGGAGTTTCCATCGCCGGCAAAACCAAGAGCCGCATCCAGGCCGAGCGTTTCTGTGCCGTCGTCGTTTTCCGTGGCCGCGGCGATCTCACGCATCAGCACACTGCCATCCGGGCGCAACATATACAGATGCCGATGCATCGGATCATCGCGAAGATAGCGGGCATAACCGATCTGATCGATGATGATCTCGGTCTGCGCATCGTTAAACGCCGCTGCCACGGTTACATCGGCCATAAAACTTGGCAGCCAAAACGGCTTGACGCGGCCGTCCAGGCCATGCAGCCAGCGGCGCAACTCCCAGGCCGTCTGACGATCGTCAAGATCATGATGCAGTTGGCTGGTGTTGACCCTCGCATAATCCATGCGCGACTCAACGGCCACGACTCCGCTGTCAAAATCGATAATCTCCATCGGTCGATAAACCTCGCGCGGCACGGTACCGTTTTTAAGCAGCCCTGCATCGGTGATAACGTCATAGCCGCGGTACTGGGTCGGCAGACTGCGGCCGTCGATCGGATCGTTGTCCATAACCTGCCATACCATTTTTGCGCGGGCATGCCCGCCGACCAGATCCTCGACGGCGACCGACTGCGACAGGCGCGCCTGCCGCGCAGGCATGACGCTCGACCCGGCAGGGTAATCGTTGAGAGTACCCCGGGTCAGCGCCAGCGAGCCGTCACTGACCGTCGCGATTTCCACGGCCTCGCAGCGCGTTGACGACGACCACAGCAACGCCGATCCCCCCTCCCGATAATCGGCATGGCGCGTATCCACTGCCACCGATTCGGACCCGGCCGGTAAATCCGCAGCTAAAAACTGCTGCTCATGCCAGGCCGGCAGGGCAAATACCCGTGACTGCCAGCCGCCCAGCAACGCCCGGAACCGGAAACGCTCGTCGCACGGCAGCAGCAGTTCATGATCAAACTTCTGTCGCGGGGCGCCCCTCAAAGCCATGCGCTGTTCACTGCCGTCATACGATTCCATAATGTCCGTCAGCCACTCCAGCGATTCCTCGATCGGCGATTCCGGCAAAAACGGGAAGATCACCAGTCGCTTGCCGGTAATCCGGAGCACCGCCGTCAATCCGCCCGAAAACGTAAAAAGATATTCCGCATTGATGATCGCTGGCCCGGAGGTCAAGATCGACAGTTCCCCGTCTATGGCGGCCAGAGGATCTACGGTATACGGCGACTCCGGGGCCAGCGCCATGCCGCCCGTACCGGTCCCCTGGATGGTCGAGCATCCCACCGGTACCAGGCAAGTGTTCCACAAGGTGTAGGCGCGCACGACTGAACTGAGCAGGTTGCCCAGCGCGATGCTTGATGGCAGAACCAGCACGCGATCATAGAGATCGGCGCGAAACGTGACCGCTACCACGCCGGCGGCCGTGACCGGGTTTTCCGCCACCGGTTGGGTGTCCGTTATGTCGCCGACGGCGGCTCCGCCGGGCACGCAGGCGTATTTGTATGCAGCCAGTGGATCGAACGCTGCCAGATTGACTGACACGCGATCGGATACATGCACCAGGCCAGTGGCGACGTAATTGCTCATCAGACCACCTTGCGGATCGCAAGGCCGACCGGGCCATCGGCATTAAACAGTCCGCCTTCGTAGCCCTGTATCGGAAGTACCATCCAGGTGTCAGCACCCAGAACGATTTCTTCGGCAACATCCAGATAGTCGGTGCGGATGGCGCGAATATGTTCCGGATATCCCAGGGGCCAGTAGCCGTTGTCATCGGTCGCCATATACAACGGCAACAGCGGCGTTACGCCGCCCACGGACACCGCCATATTAAGCAAATGCACCAAAAACGATGGATAGCTGGACACAGAGGCGACATCCATCGGTATAGGTGGTATTAAGTCGTACACGGCATAATCCTGACCGTACCAGCCGTTAGCATGGCTCGCATCTTCGATGTAAGCCATGGTGGTATAATGGCTGAATGGCGGGTAACGGGTCGATCCCGCTCGGCCGCTTGTGCCCGAGCAATACATCCCGCCCGTGTAATCGCCGAATTTCACCAGGGAGCCCCAATGCAGTGATCCGTACACGCCGGTTGCGATCTCGGCGACGACATCGACCTGCGTACCGTTGCTGAAAAACCAGTAATTGGCGATGGCACCGGTCACATCCGGCATGGTGCACCCGAGTATGGCGGTGCCGTTGGCCGGATATCCCGGCTGGGTTTTCCAACTCTGCTCAGTGTCAAAGCCGGTCGATCCATTGAGCCCCAGGCCGGCAACAGACCAACCGAAAAGGCTTTCCGTGCCCGCACTGCGTACATTGGCAAAAACCCCTGATTTTTCCACGTGGAGACGATACCCAGTTCCATCGGCCGCATACAGGTTGACGGTCCAACCGTCGCCCTGTAAAAATGTTTTTAGTTTTGCCAGCAGGTCATCGCAACCGGTGGCCGAACCCGTTTCAAATGCCATCCCGTTCCATTCCTCCATCAGGCGAGCTTCAACGCCCAGTAATCGATGGTGCCGGATCGCCACACATTTGGCACCACCAGATGATCCACGCCGCCTATGGTCACGATGTTTTCCGCAGCGTTGCCATGGCCCGACACCCAAAAACAGCCATCCAGTTCGCCGTAGATGGCGCACGGGTCGTAAAAGCAGGGCAATATCGGCGCCAGGGTGCGGCCGCCGTCATGGTTGGCGCGCAGATTGGCCCAAACATCATCCGGGCCGGAAAAGTAGGGATACAACCCACCTTGCCCGGCATTCGACACCGTATTACCAAACCATCGCCACTGCTCCCCGGTAAACAAGGCCGCCGTGGAGCGATAACTTGAGAGCGTTGGCGCCATGACCCCATGGGTATGATAGGTTGTGGTGTCCGACCAACGCTTGTTTGCATAGTTGTGGCTGCCGGCGCAAAAATACGGATGCGGCAGCGCCGCTGGCGGCCCGTAGGGCAGCATCAGGCCCATATAGGCCATCTCATACACCGTGCTGACCTTGGCCACGACGACGAACCGCCGGCCGTTGGCCACGAACCAGTAGCTGATGGCGCTGTTCCACATACACAGCTGCGGCCGCGTGGCTGGCAGCAGCCCCGGCTGGGCGTCCCAGGCAAAAGCGGCGTCGTAACCCAGCATGGCGCCGATCTCCCAGTTGTAGTAGTCATCGCCCACGTCCGAATAAGTGCGGATGCCGGCGAATAATTCATCGTTGCCTGCCAGTCCCGTACCCTTGACGATTAACTCGTATTCCCCGGCCGCATCCGGCCGCTGTTGCCAGCGCAGTTGCTGCCATGCCTGGCCTGCCGCCACCAGGTCGGCGTTTGTGGTCAAAAACAGCCGCAGTTTGTTGAGCAGGTCGATGTAATCGGTGGCCGTTCCGGTCTCTACCGCCATGGGTTAGCCTCCTATCAACTGCCGGATCTGCCCGGCATTGCGCGATATCATGTTCATGACGACCTTTTCCCCGCTGGAGCTGTTGGCCCAGTCTTCCATTATGGACGGGTCGAGCACGTTGACCACGCGCGTGCCCTTCTGTTGCCTCGTCGCGTCGAGCAACTGCCGCAGCAGGGCGTCGGTTTCACTGTTGCCGCCGCCTGCGGCAACGCCGAGCTTGCCATCGGCACCGCGCTTGAGCGGCATGATAGCTTCGGGTCCGGCTTCGGCCATTAGGCCGGTATGTCCGTCAGCCATGGGAAAGATAGTTGGGCGGGTGATGACGGTGCCCCTGGCGAAGGGCACCACGCGGCCGGCGGAGATGACGTTGCCTTTGGCCGAGGCGACAATCGTCCCTGAACCCCCACCGCCCCCGCCGCTGAGCGCGCCAGCCGCAGCCTTGGCCGCAGCCAGCGACCAATAGGCCGCAGTCAGTCCGCTTACCACACCCGTCTGGGCCGCCAGCAACCCCGTCAGAGACGCCGTGGTACCCAAAGCGGTCGCGTCCGCGGTGTTGTTCTGCTGCTTGGCGAGCCCCAGGCTCTCAAGGATCCAGGCCACGGCCTGCTGGCTTAGGATTTGCGCGAAACTGCGCTGGATCGTCGACAGAAACAGATCCCAGTAATCGCCGAGCTCCTGCAGCTTGCCGCGCTGCGCATCGAAAAGAAACTCCTCAAACGCACCCTGCATGCCACCGGCGGTATCGTATGCCAGCTGCTGGCCATCCTCGAATGTTGTGTTGACCTCGTCTAGCCAGTCACGGATGCCCCGCTGCAACCCCTCGGTCATGGTCCCGGTCAGACGCTGCAGCTCGTCCTCCAGATCAACCAGGGCGTCACGGGTGGCGTTGATGGCATCGAGCTGCGCATACCAGCCGTCCGGATCCGCCAGCTTGTCCATCTGTGCCAGGTGTTGCTGCTGCAGCTGCAAAAGTTCCCGCTGCAGCTCCACGCGCTCTCTAGCCGCATCCTCCCGACCGATGGTGCGCTGTCGCTCCGCAAGGTCGATCTCGGACAGAGCGGCGTTGATCGCGTTTTCCCGGGCCGCGTTGGCCGCCTCGCGGCGGATGCGGGTCTTTTCCTCTTCGGCGGCCCGGGTTGCCTCGACGGTGCGCTGCTCGATCTGCTCGGCCGCGAGCCCGGCATCCTCCAGCAGCTTGAGCTGATCGGCCAGCCACTTGTCCACCTGCGACAGACGGCTGTCCAGCTCCGAGCCCTGCAGCTCGGTCATCTCGCGTTCGAAACGCTCCAGATTCTGCGCCTGCTTTTTGGCGTACTCGTCGCGAATCTTGGTTTTTTCCGCCTCCGCCACCTCGGTGACGGCCGTCATTTTATCCTCGATGGTCTGCTTGTCGAGTCCGGCCTTTTCCAGCAGCTTGCGCTCGCTCATCACCCAGCGATCGACGGCCGCCAGACGTTTGTCGACCTCCTCGCCCTGGTGCGCCGTCAGCTCCAGCTCGAACCGCTCCAGGGCATCGCGCCGGGCGCGGGCCTTGGCGATGGCTTTTTCGTCTTCCTCGTCATTCGGAGGCCGCTGGTTGTACTGCGGTCCGGTTTTGTTGCGGAACTCATACCCCGCTCCGGTCGCAACTGTCTTTTGCGAATCGTCCGTCGGTACCGGGTAGCGCTGCGACTCTTCGGCTGGGGAGAGGCCCAACCGCTTCATGATCTCCTGCTGATCCTGATACCGACCCGTCGGACTTATGATCCGCCCGGCTCGCTTGCCAAGCCACTTAAGCATTGATTCGGCATCGAATTCGCTGTCGGCCTTGCCGGCCATTTGCCCGACGTTTCCGATCCCCTTGGCCCACTCCTCGAACATCGGACCGGAAAAGCTACCCGCAATCCCTGCGATGTTGCTCACGCCGGTGTAGATATTGCCGAGGGTCTCCTTGAGGGTTTCGGCATTCTCCAAAAACTCCGGATTCCATGTGATCTCCCCTGTGGTCGCATCCACAGTGATGATCTTGTCGGCGATGGCCTGCAGATCCCGCTTGAGACCTTCAAAAACCGGCTCGCCGATCTTGGCGGTCAACTGATTAAAAAGATCGAGGCTGTTGCTCCACACCCCGGCCCAGGTCTTTTGACTCTCGATGCCGGCTGCGCGATAGGCCGACAGTTTGGTCATCAAAAAATCGAACAGACCGTCAGCATTGCCCTTGAACTTTGCGACATCTTCGTTGCGCAACCCCAGCACCGTGGCCACCCGGCTGGTGCGCGGGTTGATGGCTCCGGTCAAAATCGAGCGGGTTTCCTCGCCGAGCATGTCGAGGTTGACCCCGATCGCACCGGCCGCCTGTACCATCGCCACGGTGAAATCCTTGACCTGGCTGCGATCGAACCCGCGCGCCATGGCCACCGGCAGCGTCTCTTGATAGGCCCGCACCAACTGGTCGAGGGTCGCCAGGGTGGCGAAGTTGGCGGCCTGCAACTCCTCGGTGGTGCGCTTGGCATCATCCTGTGCAGCGGCCAGAGCTTCCTGGCCCTCAAGCGCCTTGCCGGTCGCCTCGTCGATATACTCGCCCTGGGCCAAAAAGCTGCTGGCAATGCCGAGGCTGGCCGTCTCCAGCGTGGAGTTAAAATCGATAAACAACCGGTCGATGATACGAGCGAAATGGGTGGCGGCCCGCTCCAGCACCAGGAATTTTCCGGCCAGGGCGCTGACGCCGCGGCCCATGCCGGCGAACCCCTGAGAGGCATTGCGGGTACGGCTCTCGATGCGGCCCATGGCACTGTCGGCCGACGCGCCCATCTGCTCGACGCGGGATCTGATCTGCGCCACGTCTTTTTGCAGACCGGCCATCGCCGCATCCGACTTGTTGAGCATTTCAAGAATGATTTGAACTCTGTTCGCCACGCTCTCGCCTTTCTCTCAATACTCGGCCTATCTAATCCGGACAGGTCGCGCATACCCTGGCCAATGCATCGCCAAACATCCTGCGGCACTCCTCCACGTCCTTTCCGCCGCAGTATTCGCCCACCGCCTGGGCCTTGTTGCCGCGTTTTTTTCTGTCGCCAAAGTCGATCTTGACCCCGAATCCGCGACACAGCCCGATCACGCTCTCGCGATAGGTCAGCTCGCGCTTTCGGTACTCGACCCAGGGTCTTGCTCCGGCCGGGGTGCATCCCCAGAGCACGGCGTCTCGCTTGGTGACGTCTCCGTCGCAGAGCAAAACACAGAGCGCCTCGATCCAATCTCCCGTAGCGCCGTCGTCGCCAGGGCGGTCAGCTTGACCACGATCGTCCCCAGCTGGCTCAAAATCGAGCTGGCCGGGTTGCAGGTAAAAAAATCCTCGATCACCTGCGCGATCTGCTGCGGGGTGATGGTAAATTCCAGATCCGCCGCGATCGCGTCACGATCCTTGTCCCTGGTCGCCGTGCCCTGGGGCGTCAGCAACACCGCCAGGGCCTTTTCCAGCCGGCCGTTTTCCTCAAGACCTGCCAACAGCCCGCCCAACACGGTCACGTCGGCCGGCAGCTCGATGCCGACCAGCAGCTGGCGCATTTGTTTCCACTGCCCCAGTACCAACTCGCGCTGCTCGTAGGTGACGCCGCCGATCTCGTAGGTTTTTACTTCGCTCATGGGGCTGCCTTTCCTTAGCTGAACATAATGCTGAATTCGTCGTCACCGCTTGTCATGACCGCCTGCCAGGCTACATCCAGCGCCATCTGTCCCTCGCGGTCGGTTTCCTGCACGTCGGTAACGCGCAGCTTCGGCACGTTGACGGTCAGCTTGTTGTACTGTGCAGGGCCGAAAGGCCCAAGGATCAGCGCTGCCGTGTCGCCGGCAAGCCACTTTCCGTAATGGTCGTACGTGGCCACGGTGGACATCTCGGGATCGAACGATCCGCGTGAGTCGCCGTCGGTAATTTCAAAACTCTCGTAACCGCTGGCTTTGTTGATGTTTTGGCGGCCAGCAAGCTTGTTCTGCATATCGAGACTAAAACTCGGCAAAACCGGCTCAATGGCTCCGACGGTAAACGGCGAGCCGAGCAGCTGCGGCGGCACCATGTCGTCATAACTGGCCACCAGCTGCGCGCCGTCGGCTACATCGTTGTACGCACCGGTAAACGAGAATGCGGCATACAGAGGCCCACCGACATTGCCGGTAAACTTGACCGTGCCACGCGCTCCGGAAATCTTCTTGATCACCGCGCCGCCGGCGCCATCGTCATCGAGAAAGGCGATGGTCAGACTCGGGATGCCGCTGCTGGCGCGGGTATAGGTGACCGACTCGCTGCCGACCGTCTCGTCGACAGTGGCGGCCAAACCGCAGGCCTTGAGATAAGCATCGAGGCGCGGCAAGGTGGCGGCGGCATAAGCCACGCCCCGGCCGATCATCTCAGCCTCGAAATCGATCTTGGCCATGCGCGCGCCGGTCAGATCCGGCAGCTTGCTGAACGTCGGCAGCAACACGTCGCGCGACCGCATGCTGATGGCCGGGGTGTACTTCGGGTTGCGCACCAGGATGCCGGTTTCCGATGCCGTCAAGGTTTCCGGCGTGCCTTCGACGGCTTCGATCTTGGCCGCGATAATGCGTCGTTTGGTCTGCATCAGCTCTTACCTCCTTCCGCCTGAGGCTTGGCGGTGTTGGCGGCTTTTTTTTCGGGCCGCACGGGTACCTTGGTGGTTTTGCCGTCCTTGGTCACGCGCATGGAGCGCGCGTCGTTGACGTTGATCTTGCGGGTTGCCGGCGGGGCCGGCTTGTCTTTTGCCATGATGTCCTCCGTGTAAAGGTAACCCCGGCTACAGCAGCACGGGTGTGATCCGCTCGTTGACCATCAGGTGGATCTCGGCGTAATGGCACAGCACGCTGCCGAAGAGACGTTCGTCGATCACCGGCACCTGCACGCAGGAGCGGCCCGGGTCGTCGCCATCCTGATAAAGCCAGGTCGCCCCCTCGGGCGGCTGACCCTGGCGAAAGGCATCGCACAGATCCTCGATCATCACCTGGAATATTTCGTCCGTTGCCGAGGCGTCCTCAAACCCGAGGAAGGCTCGCAGGATAAACTGATGATGCCGCCAAAAAGCGCCGGCCAGATGCTCCGGCACCGCCTTGCGGGAGATCTCCACCCCCTTGATGCGGCCGGAGGCGGCATCCCGAAAACGCAGGATGTACTTTCCCCAATCGACGGTAAACCGGCTGTAGCCGTGCACGACGCCGATATCGTCGATCGCCTCCGCTTTGGCTTTGATGTCGTCGCGGATCTCCAGGTATTCGCTCATTCGCCACCCAGCTCCATGGTCAACCTGAGGCCCCGCGCTGCGGCCATGTCCTCAAGTGTCGTGATGTTGTCGTTCAGCGCGTGATAAAACATCGCCTTTCCGTCAAAACCCTTTTGACCGATCTTGCGCCGCACCAGAAACTCCGCCCGGTCCAGATCCCTGCCGCTCACGCCGAACTTGAGCGCCACCCATTCGCGCAACGCGCCGCCCGGCGGAGGCCACTTGCCAGGACGGCGGCCGCGCTCGATGATCTCGCCGTAAGGGCTGGCCGTGGCGACAATGCCGCGAACCACCGGCGTGCCGCACCCGACCACCTCCTGCTGGATCGACCCGAGCAGACCGCCCTGGGCGCCGTGTACCCCCTGAGGGGTGCGCAGCTTAACCTCGCGATCGAGAAAAGCCGTCGCCTCGCTGACAAAAGCCTCCACGTGCTTCTGCACAACCTTGGCGCCCTGGTTCATCAGCGGGCCGGTGATCTCTATGCGGGCGGCGACTTGCATGACTCATCCCTTCTATCGGTGCGTCAGCCTCACCCTGTCCGATGCCGGCGCGCCGGCGATCGCCGAGGCGCCCGGCACGCCCCCTTTGGGGTCGATGCCCAGGTGGTCGTTGTATTTGCCCTCCAGGCTGTCCGCCAGGCGGCGAAACTGGTCGGCCTTGCTCTGATAGTCGACCACGTCGGCCTGGATGGTCGCATTGCCCGTCTGGCCGAATGCTGCTGCCAATGTACGCAGGCAGATGCTTGCCGCCAGACAGGCCACCGCGTCCTGATCGTTGGCGGCGACGTCCGCCTCGTCCCGCGGCACGGTGAAGTTCACGCGCACGGTTTCGGCGTCGGTCGGCTCCTCGTACAACAGCCGTAGTTTCAAGCCGGATGGAGCGCGGTACAGTGTCCAGTGACCGGCATCGAGGATCTCCGCGGGCACCTGGTCGGGCGGGTACTCCACCTCCACCATGCGGCTGAAATCCTCCACCCACGTATCCGGCATGGCCAGATCGTGGCCGTTTTCGCCGACCAGATCCTTCACGTCCGGCTTGGGCCGGTGGCGGCTGTAGCGCTCCAGGGCGGCGGCGATCGCCGGCAGATAATCGTCCAACTCGGTGAGCTTGCCGCTGTCATCCTTGACTTTGCTTTTGACCAGGTCGATCAGAGCCATGTTCCGTCTCCTGTCGGATTAAGCCCGGCGGGGAGGGCTGCGCCCCGCCGGATAGACATCAGGGGTTATCGCCGGTCACAAGCGCTTGAGCAACAACATCACGGTCAGATCGGTAAGGCTCGGCGTGGTCCCTCCAAGCGTGACCACCACGCTGAGCGTCGCCTCGTCCGCGATCGCCGTATCGGATAACGTCCCGTCATAGACGGTACCGGCCGCGGCCAGCGAGACGGCCGCCGACAGAATCGACGTCGCCCCCTCCTTGACATCGACGGTGTACGTCTCATCCTCGCTGGAAAGGTCCAGCGTTTTGGCGTGCGCCGTCACCCCCACCACCGTGCAGGGCCAGGGCGCCTTGAATGTGATCGGCGTGGCGGTGGCGGTGATGGTGCGCGAAAACTGCAGCGGCAGCATCATATAGCCCGGCGAGGCCGGCGAAGGGTTGGCAGTGGCCGCCATCACCGGCGCCGCCACCGTCATCATGGCGAGGAGAAAAACCATCATCAGCACAGTCGAAAACCATTTTTTCACGGCATACTCCATCAAAAGAGGTTTGATAAAACGGGCCGAGCGATCCCGGCCCGCTCTCGTTATTCAGCTCCGGTTACGCCACCACCGCCTTGTAGGCGCCGCGATAGTCGGTGACCTCGCACTCGTACTCGTGGCGGATCTTGTACTGGATCTTGTCCGCGACGAACATCTGCCCGACGCTCGGCTGATCGGCGACGAACATTTCCGGCTCCTGCTGGCCGTTGAGGAAAGCCAGCTCCAGGATCTCGCACTCGTTGGGATCGGCGAACATCATCCAGTCGGTGGCGTCGGTCATGAAGGGGCACTCGATAAGGCCCTCGGACTTGAAGTAACCGAACATCGAGTTGCCGTCGGCGATCGATACCGCCTGCGGGTTGAAGTCGTTGACGTTTTTGACGATGCCGTACAGATCCGAGGGGAAAGCCACCGTTACCGGCCGCAGATCGAGACGCTCGCCGCTGCCGGGTTCGGTCTGCTTGCCCATGGCGATCTTGGCCGCCAGGGCAGAGGCGATGCCGTAGGCGGTGCTGCCGAGGTTGGCGTGATCGGCGTGGAAGATCGACTTGCTGTCGCCCTTGTAGGTATCGTTGTTGATGAACTTGTTCCAGCAACGCTTGGCCAGAGTGCGCCGGGCCGCGCGGGGCAGACGGGAGATGATTTTTTGTACCGCCCGCATGTCATCGTTGATGATCATCTTGCGGTTGATGGTGATGATGCCGCCTTTCTGGTTGAGGGCATAGCTGACCTCTTCGTCCGACAGCTCGCCCAGATCCGCGTAATCCGCATCCTCCGGATCAACGTCCGGCAGGTCGCCGTAGTACCCGATGCGCACCGATTCGAGAGTGCGGAAGTCCTTGGCGTTGCGGATATTGCCGCCGACCAGCCGCGACACGCCGAAATCGCCGATCTCCTTGTAATCCTGCACCATGCGCCGGTACAGCGTGTTGCCCAGCACATAGCTGAAGGTCGCGCTGCCAAACGCCGCCTGCATCCGCTGCGCCTGTGACGGATCCAGATAACCGCGCACCTCGGAGTCGCCGGTCATCTCCACATAGGCCGCGCGCAGCGACCGGAAAGGCGCGATATCGACGAATTTATCGTCCACCTTGATGCCGAAAAGCATGTCGCAGGCCGCCTGCAGTTTTTCCGAGCTGTCGCGCACCACCCGAGCCTCGCCGGTGCCATGCACGCTGCCCGATCCGGAGAGTTGGTCGAGCACTTCCTTTTCGTCCTTGATGGCCGCCTGCAACTGCTCGGCGGTAAACTCCGTCCCCTCGAAACGCTTACGCAGCTTGCCCGCCACGATCTCGGGCAGCTTGCTCTGGCCCAACTCGCGATCGAGAATCATGCCGGCGCGCAGGGTTCGCAACTCGGCCAGTTCTTCGCTCGGGTCCGTACCGGTCGGGGCCAGCTTTTTCAAGCCTTCGAGCACGGCAGCCACCAGAGCCTCGTTCTGATCGTCGCCGCCGGCGTCCTTGACCGTGGCGGCGGCCACCATCTCCAGCGCCTTATCCTCGGTGATCGATCCGTCGGTCATCCCTTCGGTGATGCTTTTGTGCAGATCCGGCCGCGTTTTTTCGAGAGCGGCCAACAGTTTTTGCAGCATGTCACTGTCTCCTTCCTGGCCGGTTGCCGCGGCCATCTGAATGAATTTTCCGTTATTGGTGGGGTCGTACACCACGTCGACCTCCACCCGCGTGATCTGGGTCGGCTGTTTCATCTTGCGTCCGGCCACCATCACCGTTTTGGCCCGGGCCGACACGTCGTGCGACAGGCCGTAAAGAGTCGGGTTGCCGCGCTCGTGGCTGTCGACCAGGTTGTCGCGCAGCCACTTGGCCCCCTTGAGGATATACAGGTCCGCCTCGATGCCCGTGCCGGTATCGACCGGATCCTTGAGCCAGCCGACGATCTCGCGCGGCGATTTGCCAAACGGCTTGCTCGACGCCTGATGCTGGCTCTCGTTGAGCGCGAACACCTTGGCGCCGTCGTACAGGTTGAGGGCCGCCACCAGCGGCTCGCGCGGCCAGTTGATGCGGCCATCCTTGCCCGGTCCGTACTCCACCACCTGCACCCGCCACTTGAAGCCGTAATCCTCGTCCGCCGGTTCGCCAGCCGCGGCCAGGATGCGCGCCGCCGCCTGCAGCGGGATATAATCGACACGCCGCTGCACGGCCACCGCGTCGCCCAGCTGCACCGCGCCGTCGACCAGCGCGTAGGAGCGTTTGAAATATTGCTCCTTGCCGCCGGACTCGATCTCGTAGATCACGCTGTCGGCGTACAGCTCGACGATGTAACAATAAGCCTTGCCGTGCTGGCCCTTGAGCACCGTGCGCACCATGTCTTTGATCTGGTCGAAACTGAGCATCGCTTACCTTTCCGGACTACTTGGAGCCCTTGGGTTCCTTGTCGGCCTTTTTCTGGGCTGCCGCTTCGTCCTCGGCCTTCTTCTTAGCGGCCGCCTCTTCCTCGGCCTTTTTCTTGGCGGCTTCTTCCTCGGCCTTCCGTGACGCATCGGGATCCACCTCATGCTTGCGACCGTCGGCGGTCACCAGGATCACCAGGCCGCCGCTTTTGCGTACCGCCAATACGTCGCCGGGTTTAAGGGGGCGCTCGGTCGGTATGGACTTTTTCACCGGCCGTCCGTCCTGCTTGGTTTCCTTGATGCTCGCCGTGCGAAACGTCAGCCCCGCAAGCCACTCTTTTTTCACTTCCGCCATCTCGGCCTCCTTTTGCCGTGTCCGGCCGCCGTCAAAAACAGCCGGGAAGGGTGTTATAACGTGTTATAAACATCCAAAACCTTCAAAAGCCTACCCTTGGCCGTCCTTGGGCTTGATCTGGCCCTGAATAAACTTTCCGACCAGAGGGTTCTCCGTCCCTGTACGCGGCCCCCGTCTGGCGATTTCCTCGCCGCGCTGGTTGTAGATCGGCAGCTTGTTGTCGCCCCAGGCCGGATGCCACGGCACCACGATGCAGCCGCAGCGGATCGTCTCGCCGATCGGGGCCTTGGGGTCGCGCGGATAGCGCAACGTCACCGTGCCGATCATGAATTTTCGGTCGACATCGACGATCTGACCGTGCAGCGCCAGGTGATTGCGGCGCGGCATCTTCGGATGCCCGGCATGCCACCACTGTTTTTTGAGGCCCTCCACCGATCGCGCCGCCTGTTCCAGGCTCAGCTGCGTGGCCTGGCTGTAGACCCGGCCGGTTTCCAACTCGGTGATAACCTTTGCGCGTTCCTCGATGCTCTTGAATACCCCGGGGCTTTCCAGACTGCCGGCAATGGCCTGGCGCACCTGCCAGGGCGTCTTTTGCCCCAGGATTCCCAGGGAGAGCTCCGAGCGGATCCGCGTCATGGTGTCGGCGGACAGACCCCGGATGCGGTGATAGGCAAACTCCTTGGCCGTCTCCAGCAACGGGCTGGTCAGATGTCCGGTCACCGCCGAGAGGCCCGCTGTGGCCAGCAGGTCCGGCACCATGTCGAGCCCGGCCTGCCAGGCAGTATCCATGCCGGTATTGATCAGAGAGTAAGCCGCCGCTTCAAAGCGCTTCAAAGCACTCTCGATCATCGCCAGGTTGCTGCGCAGGTGATACGCCTGGTAGGTGTCGGACTCGACCCGCAGCAGCTCGTCAAGCACCTGGCGTTTAAGATCCGCCAGTACACCGCGCATGGCCGTCACGCTGTCGATCTGGCGACTTTGATGCTCGGCGATAAGCCGCTTTATTTCAGCAGTGACGTCCGGCATCAGGCCTCATCCTCCAGCGGTTTTTCTTCCGGCTCTTTATCCTCCGGCTTTTGGGCTTTGGCCTTGGGGCTGCCGTAATCCTCGTACCCCGGCTCCAGGTCCATGGTCTCGGGATCGATCTCGAACCCCGTCATGGCGATGATGAAGGCAAACAGCTTCACGGCCGTGTCCGCGTCGATCCAGCGCTGGCTGGCCGCGACGGTGATCGCCGTGGTCAGAGACTGCACCGCGCTGGAAACCTTGGTGATGTCCTTTTCCATCGCCTCGGGTTTCTGTACCGCGAAATCGAACGGATCCTCGTCGGCGGGCAGCAGCAGGTAACGCGCCTCCACCGCCTTTTCGATCACGTAGGTAAACAGCGTCTCGATGATGTACTTGAGCAGGTTCTGGCGGCTGTCGATAAACGCCTTGACCGGATCATTACCCTCCGCAGCCGAGGCGCGGTTGGCATCGTCCAAGCCGCCGAACCAGTGTGATGGCAGGCTCTTCGATCCCATGATGTGGTTACGGAAGACGCTAGCGGACTCCTTGATCTCCAGCGCCTGGAGGTTCGGCGCCACGGCGGTCCACTTGACCTTTTCGTTGTGCACCCGGATCGCGCCGTCGGCCTGGTGGGGGAATTTTTTAGCGAAATCGTCGCAGTCCTTTTCGTCGGCACCGTTGATTTCGACATCCCAGATATGGGCGTTCTGCTTTTTGGCCTTGCCGGAATATTTGAAAATAAAGTCTTCGTACTCGTCCAGCCAGTCGGCAATGACGAAGATGTCGGAGGTGCCGTAGGGATCGTTACTCACCCGGTTAACGGCAAACAGAAAACACTCGCCGTCGGTGTAGGTCTCGCGCAGCCGCAGGGCCTCCTTCGAGATCACCGTGTCGGTCTCGCCGGCCAGGATAGTCTTGAGATAGCGCACCCCGGTACCGTCGAGGCGCTGCACCTTGACCCCGATCTGCACCTCGACGTTGTCCGGATCGGTGAAGATCTCGGCGATCTGCCCCGGATCGATCATGCCCAGCCGCACTCGTCCGGTCTGTCCGCCGACGAAGGCCTGCCAGCACTGCACGCCGTAAATACCGAGTTCGCGGGCTTTCATTTCAAACTTGATGTCCATGCGGTTAACCGGGTCGTACCAGAAATCGTCCAGGACAGCTTTGACCTCGTCGTTCTTGGCCGTGTAGGTAAAGCCCTTGCCGGCGGTAAAGGCGGTCAGCGTCTCGATGATCCAGTTGGCCAGCGGGTTGGTCTTCCACAGCCAATAGCAGACCTCGACCTGCCGCTGCCAGGTGGCGATCGGAAGCTCCCGGTCGCTGTTGCCGGTCAGGCGCCGCCAGTTCATGGCGTCCACCGCGCTGGCCGTGGCCGCCGGCAGCCGCTCCTGGACTTTATCCTCGATCACACTGGCGAAAAGGCGCTCGCCGAGCTTTCTCCAAAGTTTCAACCTGTCCTCCTCCTGCCAAACAATCGGCCCAGGCCGCCCAAACGGCCGCCCATCAGACTCTCTTCGCGGCGATCCGGCTCATCGTCGCCGGCCCCGGCGCATACAGCGGGGACCAGACCGGCCTCGCACAATCCCAGCAGCATCTCCAGCCCATCGGGGCCGTCGTCATGGCCGCCGCGGTTGCCCGGGCGGTAATAAAGCAGCTGGCGTTTCAACTCGTGGTGTTCCTTTTTAAAGCGGATCCAGCCGTTCTTGATCCACGGCTGCAGCCGGATGATGCGCAGATCCTTATCGGCGGTCGGCTTGTGATCGTCAATGTTGATGGTCAGACCCTCGTCGTGGGCCTTCTGCTCGAACTGCCGGGCGAAAAACTCCTGAAACTGCACCGTCTCCATGCGGAACTTGTCGAAGGGGTCCCGCTCGTGATACGTCAAAATGTCGCTCATGATGCGATCGGGCGGGCGCTTTTCGATGTCGGCGATATCCAGGTACAGAGTGCGGTCCTTCATGCGGCCGCCCAAAATCGCGCTGGGGTCGTTGCGCTTATTGCGTTTGCCGAGCGAAGGGTCGCAGGCCCCGGCATGAGGGATGCCTTCAAGCTCGACGTCGCCGTCCTCCCAGTCGATGAACCATTCCTCGAAAAAGATCTGATCTTCCGGGTTGAGCGGTTCGTTCTGCTTTTCCGAGTCGAAAAACGCCGGCCCGTCCGACACCCGCATTTTCATCAGGTAGTAGTACGGCTCCATCTCCGGCCACAGCACCAGGGAGCCTTCGAGCATGGCCTCCTTGTGTTGCTCGAAAAACGCGTCGGCATCGTTTTCGGCCTGTTCCTTGCCGACCGAGATATCGGAGAAAATCTTCTCCCACTGGTCCCACAGACGGCGATTGCTGGCCCATTTCAAGACCGCCTTGAATTTCTTGCCTTTCCAGCCCGGCTTTTCCAGCAGACGCTGCAGCAGACTCTCATGGTGCAGCACGGTACCGACCACGATATAAACCGTGTCCGGCTGGCCGATTTTCATCAGCGCCTTAAAAAACCAGCTTTCCAGCTTGCGCCGCTGATCCGGGCTCTCGACCGACTCGTCGTTCTCCAGATCGTCGCCGATCACCAGGTCGGGGCGATAGCTGCCGTGCCGCAGGCCGCGCAATTTTTGCCCGGCACCGGCCGACTGGACCTTGACGCCGTTGCGGGTCACGATCTGGTTGGATCGCCACACCGGCCCCTCGCCGAAAAGCTCGGGGAAATCCTGTTTAAGCCGCTCGTTGGTCTCCACCTCCAGCTTGATGAACGACAAAAAGCTCTCGGCCTGGCCGGCGGTCTCGCTGACGATCAGCGGGTAACGGCGCTTGCGGAAGACCACGCACCACAGCGGCAGCAAAAAGGTGGTCCAGGTCGATTTGGCGTTGCCGCGGGGGGCGGCATCGGCTTCCTTGTCGCCTTCGCCGGTCTCGATGGCGCGCTCGATCATCGCCGGGTAGCGCTTGGCGAAATACTTGTGCAGCTCGCTCGACGGCCGGTTGAAATAGTGGGGGAAATACGTCTGGGCAAAAAAGACGATATCCTTCTCCGCACGCCGTTTGCGCTCACGCTGCGCCCGCTTGTCCTCCGGGAAGGGGCGCGCCGCCGCCTGGATCATCTGGCGGATAGTTTCAACCTCGCGGTCGAACTGGCGTTTTTTGGCTGCGGAAAGGGTCATGCCTGATATTTCTCCCGTCCCCATTGGACCAGGTCGTCAAAGTTGTCTTCCAACACCGTCACCAGTTGCGCATCGTTGCGGGTGCCGTATTCGATCAGATCCCGCACAAAATCGAGGAACAAGGCCGCACGCTGCGCCTGGCTTTTGAGCATCGACTCGCGCTCCGCCTGTTCGAAACGCTGCACCAGCGCTCCGAGTTTGCTGATACCGTCGAGCAATGCCCCGATCGTGCCGGGCTGCGCGTCTTCAGCGTGTTTCATTTCTCGGTCAAGCAAAGACTTGAGCCGTTGCCCGGTGCTCTGGCGCTGTTGCCGCGCCTTGTCCCACGCGTCGAAATCCTCGCCCGGCTTGCGGGTGCGGCTTTTCCAGTCGGAAAGGCTCTGCCGCGACACGTCGAGGGCCTGGGAGATCTCCTCCAGCGATTGACCGTCGATATACATCTGGCGGGCGATCGGCTCCAGCTTTTGGCGTGCGCCTTTCTCAGCCATGAGCGTTGCCTTTCCTTGAGCCTTGGGCCTTAAACCTTGGGCCTGCCATCACTTAAGCTCCCTCACCAGCCGCGCGATTTGCCCCTGCAGCCCGGCCAGCTCGCCCATGGTCACCACCAGGTCATCCATCTGCTGCCCGGCCTGGGCGATCTCGATCTCCTCCACATCGCGCAGGGCGACGTTGAGGTTTTGCCGGATGCTGTCGCACAGTCCCTCGGCCTTGAGACGCAGCTTGCGGCGTTCATCTTTGAGGCCGGTCAGACGGCCCTTCATCGCTTCACGTTCGAGACTCACGATACCCCCGTTTTCATGACCTCATGGCACGGCTTGCGCTCCTTGAGCAGCGTCAGCAGCGCGGTCTGGGTTTGGGTGTTGAGGCGGATGGTGTCCATGTGCTCGGCACTCAGCCGCTCGTAGTTTTTTACCAGCAGGACATTATCCTCATACATGCGGCGCGCCTCGCGGATGTCGCTGCGATAGGCCTCCAGCACCTTGTTGATTTCCTTTCCGTGCTCTTCGCGATCGTCCCGCAGTTCTTTGAGCAGCGCCGTATGCTCCTTGGAATGCTCCTCGCGCTGTCGATCCATGCGCCGCTGGTCAACGTACCACATGACGATAATCATGCCGGGCGCGCCGAGGGTGGTCACGACCAGGGCGACGAACGAAACAGAGAGGCCTTCGAGCATGACCTGTCCTTTCCTTAGGCTTCGCCGGACTTGCGCTTGACCACGGCGGCCTCAAGGGCGGCGTTGATGGTGGAGGTAGCCAGCTCGACACCCTGGACCTTGAGATCCTCCAGGATCATGTCAAAAGCGGCCGCGCGTTTGTCCGAGCCGTCGGCTTCGGACATGCTGACCGCCACGGCGCTGACGGCGGACATGGCGGACTTGGCCAGGATCTTGCCGCTATCGCTCAAAAGCTGCTTTGCGAAAGGCTTGATAAACGTCCAGATCTCCGACATGAAAAACTTGATTTTTTCCCAGAAACTCATGGTTGCCTCCGTGTTAAGGATTTTGGATAGTGTTTCTGCAGCTCCTCGTAAAAGACCCGCTCCTCGGGCGACAGATCGATGGCCGGCAAAAAATTGGGCCGATTCTCCCAGGACCGGACCATGGCTTCGAGCGCTTTGGGCAACTCGGGCGGAAGATCCTTTCCAAAAGACTCGGGCAAAGCGACATAAACCATCTTGCGTCTCCTTTTTCGCGTCAGCTTGCGCCACCAGCGTGCCAGCACGTCATCCCAGTTGATCCGCCATTTTTTGCGGATCCACCAGATGCGGTCATTTTTCATCGATGGCCGTTTTGAGTTTCTCGGCCTTGCCGCCCAGTCCCAGGGCCGCCATGCCGGAGCTCAAGGTCACCAGCGCCGTGCCGATCTCCATCTGCGGCAGGCCCTGATCGGGGAAAACATGCCCGAGTAACCCCAGCAGCCCGGTCAAAATCAAACCGGCCCCGCCGATCTTGGTCTTGTAGCCGTCGAGACGCCTGCCGACAAACCGCAATAACTTGTCGATCAAAAAATATTTCACACTACCTCCGATGGTTTTTTACCTTTGACCTTTTACCTGGCTAAGCTGCCAGACGGTTGAGCCAGCCGGGTATGTTGGCCGGGTCAAGCCTGGCATAATGCTTGTACGCCTCCCCCTTGAGCGCCATCAGCAGCGCCGGGCGGTGCGGACAGGCGCGGATCACCTCGGCTGTGATCGGCCCGACGATGCCGTCGACCTTGAGCGGCTTGCCCCACAGCATCTGCACGATCGTCTGGCGCCAGGCCGCGCGCCGTCGCGGCAACACATGCCCGGTGCATACCGTATTGATGCCGCGCTGCAGCAGGCGCGAGGCTCCGTCAACTCCGCAGTTGACCGCCAGATCGTACAGACGCGAGGCAAGATCCGGAGCATAGTCGTCGAATCGACCGGCACCGCAGGGCAGGTAATAGTGGATCATGTGCAGATCCCGCACGCGCTCGAGAGTGAGAGACCGGATATCGATATGGGGAAAGGCTGCGGCACTGATGCCGTACCGTGTGCCCTTGAATTCGCCGACGCCGACACGACCGCCGGTCCAGTTGCCGGGATCGTCCCGATCCGTCGAGTCCCGTCCCTCGTGCTGGATGGTAAAGGCAAACCCCGATTCAAAAACGCTGGGTTCCATGGCCCTCCGCCTTGCTTCATAAATGTTTGGATGGGCGGGGCGGCGCCCCACGCGCCGCCCCTATTGGAAAGGAGATCCCGACGCGTCCCGACGTCGGTACGGAAAAGAGCATAAAAAAAAACCGCCGCAAAATCGCGACGGTTTGGCAGGGTTTGGCAGGGGTATGTAAGTTTTTTCGGAACTTTTCGATTTTGCCGAAAAGTTGATGGTGGGGGGGTTACAGCATTTCGATCCAGTTCATCTGCCGGGGATCTGCGGCGTTTTGTCTCTCAAAAGTACGGTTGCGCTCCAGATAGCTGATCAGCTCCTGGTACCGCACTCGATGATGCCCTTTTGTCATATAGCTGTCAAGTGTCCAGGGCTGCGCCGGCACGCCCGTGTCCGGATCGACATCGTGAGCGCTGACATACCGGTAAAACGTGCGGGTGCTGATGCCGAGGATCTTGCAGACCTGGGCGCGGTGGTACGACGGCTTGACCGGCAGGTCGGCCGCATCCAGCATGCCTTTGAGTTTCTGCTCCCCCTGGCTCATCTTCCCGTCTTTTATCATCGATACTCCTCCGGACAGTGCCTGCCGATGTATTCCATCACGGCCGGATCGTCAAAATGCATGACCCACCATTCCGCCCCATGTCGCTTTTTCATGCCGTTTTCAAACATTTTCTTGACCGCCTCGATGGCGCGATACACGTCGCGGCCGGTGCGTACCTTGCCGCCCTTGAGCTTAAGCCGCCGCGCCAAAAAACGCTGCAGGCCGTCCTCATACTGCCACGTCACCAGGGAGGCCACGGCGTCGAGCTTGGCCTGTTCATCGGCGCTGGCCAGCTTGACCACGTTGTCCCCTGTCGGGCGCTGTCCCTTATTCGCGCGCGCCATGGCGCCGGATCGCACCTCGGACCAGCCCTGTTTTTTTGGCTGCAACACAAAGCCCATGCGCTGCATCTCGTCGATCAGCATGTTGGCCTCCTCGATCGACAACATCGTGCTGCTGCGCTTACCAAAGCGATCCTGCAGCATCTCCCGGTAGGTATCGTCATCGATCCCGAGATCCCGCTGCGCCATCTTGATGATGCGGATCTGCTTGGGTGCGATTTTCATGGTGTTTGTCCTTTGTAAGTTGTTATCAAGGCAAAAGATCATAAGAATCAATGGTTAAATTTCTTCGTTGTTTTCGTGCCGCTTAGCGTGCTGTTTGCAAAACAGACCGTCAGGTCCATACCCGTTTTTCCGTGTGCACTGTTTGAGTAACATTCGTCCCTGGCTTACAGTTTCGCAGCAACGCGTCGGGTCATATGGGTGCCCATTTGGGTTCCCTGCCCAGCACCCATAGCGTTTCGTTTTTAATTCTTCTTTCGTCAATTTGTCCTCCGTAGGGCGCGGCGAAATTTAACCAGTCGGTGCACCGAACCTGGTGCCGCTGCGCGTCCCCGGTTCCGGTGACCTCAATCGTTATTTTGCTTCCAGCATCTTGGCAAAGTATCGTGCTCTTTCGCGGTGCCGTTTGCGCTTTTCGTCAAACTGTTGCGACCGCTCCATCCACTGTTCGCTGGTGTATTCGCTGATCATTGGTTGAGGATCTCGCTTTGACAACCTTACGTTTGTCTGCTTACATGCCAAAAAATATTCAGCTTTATCGGAATGATAATTTCTAAGAACAATTATTTCGTCTTTTTCCAGCATCCTTAGCTCCTTCCACCAGCGCAAGTTAACCAGGCCGCTGCAGCGAGCGAGTGCCACGGCCTGCGATTTATTGTTTCATTCGTCCGTCACCACTGATCGGCAGCGTTATGCCCCTAAACCATAAACACCAATTTCCCGCATTTTGAGCAGAATCTAGGGCCGTGGGTTTTGTACTTACCACTGGTTATTACATGGCTAGTGTCAAATGGGGCCTCACAGCATGACGACAAACCTTTGCGCATCAACTCCCTGTGCCGATCGCGCTCTTTTTCTTGCTGTTTAAGCTCTTCTTGGGTAAACGGTTTGTAATGACAGCAACCGCCTTCACCCCAACACGGCTTTACGTTGTGTTGGTACATAACGCCCGCTTCGCACTTCCGGTTCATGATCCCGTTGAAGAATCGGCATTTTTTTGTTTTATCCCGCATGTTTCATCTCCTCTCTGCGTGATTCGTTATCAGATCCGATCCTCCTCCAGCCGATCCGGCAAAGCCCCGCACCTGAGGCAATCCCATACCGGCCAGCCGCGATGATCGACCACGTTGCATCGGCACACCTGGCAGTAGTAGATGGCCGGTCCTTCCAGATCGACGGGCAGCTTCTTGGCAGCCTGCGAGACTCGGATTTTAAGCATCGCGATCTCCTTCCCCTGGTATCGACAGATCTTTGCCAACCCTGCGCCGCATTTCGTCAAGACCGTTTTGAGCAGCGGCGAGATCCTCGTCTTTAGGGCCAGGCCCGTACAGCCTTGGCTGTTCCTTTCGGCGCGGCAGTTCCGCGGTGAGTTTTTCCGGACCCGGCCACCAATCGCGCGCATGGCTGAGCAGACCTGAAAAAGCCAGGTGCACGCGCTCCGTCTCATGGGGCATGACGCCGTATTTCTGCAATTCGCGCAGCCAGATCGAGGCGGTGCGGTCGATGGTCTCTGCATCCGGAGCATTGCCGAGGCGGCGCGCTAGCAGCAGCAACAACCCCTTGGCGATCGCCTGGCGCAGGGTATCCTCCCCGGCCCATTCGGCCAGGGCGGCGTCATGTTTCGACGCCGGGGTGCGGCTTTCGTTTGGCCTGTCCGCCTTGGCAACACCGGAGGTTTTTACGCTTTCCAGCACGCTCTGCAGATAATGGTGATCTTTCAGCGGCTTGATCTCGCCGCGATCGCGTTTGACCCGCATGGCCTCCACGGTGCGCTCCAGGGCCGCGGCCATCTGTCCGTGGGCGGCCTCGATCTTTAGCACCTCTTTGACCAGGCGCAGGGAGCGCGACCAGGCCAGATCCCGTGTGGCGGATCGAAACAGGCTCAGGTAAGACACCAGCGGCCAAAAAAGAGCCCCGCTCTTGGAGAGCAGCACAAGGCACTCCCTGGCGGCGGCATCCTCGGTGTAGGCGTCGAGACTGTTGGAGCTGTGGCATATGGGGCAGCGTAGTTTCATGGGTTTTATCCCTGGTCAGTTGTTGAGCTCATAGATTATTGAGATTTATCTGATCGAACGTACTTTCCTTGATGGCTTCTGCCATACGCCCCATCCAGTCGGCCAGCTTCAGAGCTGCAGCCGTGACCGTCTTTTGCGGAGGAAAATCATCCATAGGCATTTCTGCAAGCCAGCCTTCTTGTGTTTTGGTCAATATCAGCACCTGGTCGACAATGGTTTGCTCATTGCTGGACCCGACGAGAAACTTAGCAACAATCTTTCCATCGATGGTGTGGAGATAAAGGCCTTTCTCAGATACCAGAGATTTAAGAACAACAATTGTCTTCACTGTTTGCACCCTCTCTCGATCTGGCGGATCCGGCGCTTGACCACCAGCGCGCGGGTCTTGTGCTCGATCCTCTCGCACTCGGCCAACAACTCGCGCAAAAACGCCATATCGTCGACAAACTGCAACGTCGCCCGGCAGTCGTCGACGCTTGTCATGGTCAAATTTTGAACGGTAAAGCCCATGGTTCCCTCCTTTATCCCGGTTTTCCCAAGATCAAACGTCTTACGTTCCCGGTACTCCTCTTTTTTCCCTTTGTTCCATTGCTGCACGGGCCGGAAAAATCCGCTCACCCGCGCATAGACTTCGGTTTTGGCATCGCACTTTTCACTCATACCTCACCAATCCGTTTAAGTTCTTCCCTGCCGACACCGTGCTGCAATTCGACGGAGAGACCGTCGACATAACCAGCAATCTGATGGGTCACATCAACTTTTTCCGTCCGATCTTTCGGTTTGAATTTAGTCAGGTCTGGATACTGCTGCTGCAGATATTCGCCGACCTTCTCCGGGACTGTTTTTGCAAAGGCCTTGACCTTTCTTGATACAGCCAAAATCCAGCCGTTTGCATAAGCATCCGCGCGGGCTATCCTTCCGGCGCGTTTTCCGCGGCGAGTTTTGTAATAGGCCGACCTGGCCGCTTCACACTTACGGCGGAGTACGGTAAAGGTATATTCGGCGACAGATGGTGCGGGTTCGACGCCTACAAACACAAAAGATCCGGCGTTTGACCAGTGTGGCTGATAAAACTTTTCGACCCCGAAAGCATCACTGACGACGATGGCCAATTCTGTCAGCCAGAGGGGGGGGCAATAGACCTTGCGACCGGACGAAACCTTACATTCCTTTACGTCCGCAAACCGGACATCGGCTTCCGAAATCTGGTATTTCTCCATCAACTCCCTGGCTCTTTGCAGGGCGGCAGCGGCCTCGTGTGGCTCTGGTGACTGACCGAGAGCCATGCACTTGGCAATCTTGGCCAAGATTTTCTTTTTCTCTTCCGGAATCATTTCGTCTCACCTTTCCCCACCAGCGAGTAGGCATAACGCTTGCGGCCGCGAAACTTGCCAAGATACCGGCAGCGGATCCTATATCCGTTTTTGCGCAGGGCCGAGATATCCGAGTGCACGGCCTGCGAGCGGGTGATCCTGCGGATCGCGTAGGTGGTGTACTCGCCGCCGCTCTGGAGTATGGCCAGGGTCTTTTGAAGCAGGGGGCTTGTCTCGATGTTGCCGAAATGCATGCCTTTGCGTTTTTTCTCGGTCATCGTCTCTCCTTGGCGAGTCTGATGGGATATGGCCAGCTCGGCACGGCGCCGGGCATATGTTTGGTGTCTTCGTCGAGCCAGTCAGGGCAGCTTTTATCGGGCCTGAGGATCGGTTTGACGTGTTGCGGGTGGCGGCACCACTTTTTCCGACCGAGCCATCCGACGTATTTGCAGTTGCCGCAGCGTTTATCACCCATGGGCACGCTCGGCTTCGAGGCATTCGGCGCACAGGCACCACGCCACGATCTCGCGGCGTTTGCCGCATCCGGCGCAGGTATCGACCCACACCGACTTGCGTCTCTTGACCACCTTGGGATCCTGGCGGACCACTTCGACCGGCTCCATTATCGGCGCCGGCGCTGGCGCCGTTTTGGCCATCAGCTTCGCCAGTTTGCGATCCCCGTCGCGGCGGCGCTTGGTGGCATGGTCGGGTGGTGTGTAGGCGGTGGCCGGCTTGCGGGCAAGTTTTTGCCGATACATAAACCGTTTGAGATCGGAGGGCAGGCCCGGGTTGCCGGTGCGCCATGTCAGGTAAAAACCGAGGATCGGCGCGCGCTCCAGGTCGACATATTCTCCGGCGTCGATTCGATCGCGCAGGCGCTGCAGCTTGGTCAGGCACAAAAGACAGGTTGGACTGCCGCTGACCAGATACAGATAGCACCGGGTCGGCGTGATGCGGGCCGACAGGGCGCATTGGAAGTCATCGGCGACAAATGCCTCGAAGATACTCGGAGTATTCAGGAAATAAGCGGATTTAACCAGGCTGGACATTGTCCCTCCACTCTAGAATCATAAAAAAGTGCCGGCGGGCCAGGAGGAGTCCCGCCGGCCAGATCGAGGCGGCCGTCGCCTCGCGGGTAAGGCCATGGCCGTTGAAGCCTCGGCGCAGATGGCTGCTCATTCAGGTCTGGGCCACCACACCCGGACGACCGGACCATCTTGTTGATGTCAACAAAAAGGTCCGGTTTCGCTTTATTCGATCGCTATGCGTTCCTGCGGGGTCTCGTGGTCTTTGTAAAACCACACATCGAGAGCCTCGCCGCCAAGGTCGCTGATCGGCGTATCGTCAGACACGCCGTCCAATACCTCGCGCAGGGCTCCGGCCGTCTCGATGCCGAAACATTCCCTCGTGGTCGTCATTACGCCTCCTCCCTGGTAAACCTTGGGAGATTCGCCGGCAATTCCCCCCATCCGATTACCTGATCCAAAAAGAAAAATCCGTACCTGTCGCACCACTGCCCGGCCTCATGGTCGTAGTAGGCGACGTCCATGGTTTCGTCCTCGAATACCACCAGCACATCCTCGCTTGCGCCCTCGTCGCCTTTGGCCGGCAGGTCGCGAGGATTGTTCCATGGGTATTCGAGCGGCACCTCGACAATCTTGGGCCTGGCACCGTGACATCGGGTACAGGGGCTGCAGGACCACTGTGGCGGATAGTCCCCTGCAAACCGCTCGATGCGCATCACCTGCAGCCCATTACGACGCCATTCGGCGATCGCACCGGCGTTTCCTTCCTCCGTTCCAGGTTCGTCCCACGCCATGGCCGCGACCTTGCCGCACGGCTGTCTTGCCATGATCATGAAACCCATGGATCTCCCCTTGTCGGCCATCACGCAACCTCCTGCTTTTTGACAATCTGTCCCATGCCTTTGCAGCAGGGGCACTGCAGATGCGTGATCGGTTTCGGATCTTCGAATTGCCGGTCCTGAAAGGTCAGGGATGACCGCAAATCGACGAACTCGGTAACGGGGCAGCCTGACCGGCTGCAAAACGCTGTAACCACAAAACGACTCATGACATACCTCTCTGTGGGTTGATGGTCATTGCAGATCCTGCGGAAAAGACGGCAGGCCGTGAATGATGCGCACCATGGCAAAACCGTGCAGGGCACCGGCGGACATCGACCGTTCGATTGCATCACGGGCGTTTTTTTCCTTGAAATGCCAGAAACGCATCTGGGCGTTGATGCCCTCGATGTCGAGGCTAAGACCGGGCTGACGGGCCACAAGATCGGCGGGTACGTCTGCAGGCCTCTCGAAACTCTGATCGTCGATCGTGACGCCCATGGGACGGGCTAACGCTGCGTCGGGCATGTCGGGGTCTCCTTTCCAGGCGGCTCAGGCCACCTCTTCGAGTTCTGTTTCAAAAGGTGTGATGACAAAATCCTCACCCTGGCTGATAGTGACGCCGTCGATGGCTTTGGCCACCTCAGGCTCGGCCAGCATGGCCTCCTTGCTGACCTCTTCGATGGTGCGGATAAACCGCGTCAGCTTCAGACGCTTGAGCTGTTCGATGATCTTGTCCTTGCCGCGCAGGCTGACCTTGGGCGGTCGTTTGCGCCAGTTGATCTTGCCGGATGCCAGCATGGCGAATTTGACCTTTCCGTTGTTGGTCAGGGCGGCGCGGTTGGCCTCGGACCAGATCTGCAGCCCGCTGGAGAGCTGTTTAATGTCCATGCCCAAAGGTTGCGCCTTGGCCTCGAACTCCCGCTTGATCAGCGCAATGCGATCGTTCATGTCCGCCTCGATGCGGGTGCGCTCGCGTTGCAGCCTCCCGATCTCGGCGATAAATTCCTCGGCCTCGGCGCGACTCTGAGGTACCTTGAGATCCGCCGCGGCGGTCTTGATGCGTTTTTTTCCTGCCATTTCGTGCTCCTTCTTGTTCGGGTTGATAGGTGTCGTCAGATCGCCATCACCACCTCGGCAGTGACCTTTTCCTCGCCCATGTCCCGCGCCAGGTTCATGGCCCTGGCGACGTGGTTATTGACCAGCAGCGGGTAAGCGTGGCTGATCTTCTGCTTGCCATCGCGGCCGGTCGATGTCAGGCGCTGGCTCAGGGCGTCGAAAGCGTCCTCGGTAAAGATCGCGCTTATGTCGCGCCCGGCCCGCTTGAATTTAAGCGCCAGGTAGTCTTTGAGATGCCCATTGAGTCCCTTGATCTCGGCCACCTGCACACGCCGTATCACCTCGCGCATGTCGACGTTGGTGCTCTCGTTGTAGGTGTGTTTGAGCTCGGTCTGGCCGACAAGAATGATGCCGATCAGTTTGCTGTAGCCGTCTTCAAGCTCGTGGATCCGCTTCAAAAACTTGTGGGTTTTGATGGAGAGGTCGTGGGCCTCTTCGATAATGAGGCAGGCTCGGTACCCGGACTTTGCCCGGTCGAGCAGCAGCCTGTGCACCTGGCGGGTTTTGGCCTCGTGCGAGATCCGAGGTTTTTCGGAACTTATGTCATAGATGATGGCGTCGCAGATGCTGCCGGCTGTCAGCCTGGTCTTGTCGATGATCTGCGGAAAAATGATCAGCATGTCGCCGTCGCGCTTGAGCTGCTCGATGACCTTGCGGCGCATGACGGTCTTGCCGCTGCCGACCTCTCCGATCACGGCCAAAAATCCGCTGTGCCGGGCTGCGTCGAGCATCGCGGCCTCGATATACCGGTGCTCCTCGCTCATGTAGATATCCCCTTCCTTTCTCACATCGTCGATGAAGGGGTTTCTAAAGAGCTTGAAGTGCTTGAGCGCTTCGGGTTGAATCATTTCGACCTCCCATTTAATGGTGATGAGTTCCGGATCGCCGGGAACGGCGGCAAAACGGCTTTTTTTATGACCTGATCGGGTGCGGTTGCCGTGTCCTGCTGGCTTGGCCAGCCGCATGTCGCGGCCCAGAGGTTTCCAGATATCCTGCAGAGACAGACCTCGCGCCGTGAGCCAGGAGGTAGCTTCGGATTTAGCCGCGATCATGCGTTCGATGTCGGTTTGAAAACTGTCGAGCGTTTTCGGGAAATAACCGCGGTTAAGACACAGGTTGATTGCCGGTCTTGAGCATCCCGCCGCTTCGGCCAGCTCCTGCTGGCTGATGTCGCAATCGACCGCCAGTCCCTTGAGCAGGATGGGTTTGATATCCAGCTGATATGCTTTTGATTCCGCCACGTTCGGCCTCCTTTCCTGTAATGATCAAAGCGCCTGACGCTTCGCTGCGATCTGGCGCCACTCTTCGCCGTGGGCGATGGCCTGGATAACTTCCTCGGCCATATCCACGGCGACGGAGCTGCCGAACTCGGCGCGCAGGGCCTTGTTGAGATCGGGGGTGATGGTCCCGATCGCGTCCCTCAGGCGCTTGAGCAGCTCTGTGATGGGAATTTCCTTGACGACGATGGAGCGGCTCGTCTCCATCGGGGTGCCGCGCCGCGGCATCGGCACGGCGGACACTTTGTCCGCGTGATGGCCGAAAACCTGCAGCGTGCCGTCGAAAGGCACCGCGTTTCTCTGCTTTTCCTCGCCGTAGGCCAGGTTTGTGTTGGCCTTGCGCACCTTGTCCACTCCCGTATCCGGCTGGGCCTTGTATTCCTGTCCGATCACGGCGCTGTCGGCAGAGAATCCGCCGGCAAGCTTGCCGACCGGATCGACGAGATAGTCGACATCGTTGAAGCGCACCGCGACCTGCGGCCAGTGATAGGGGCGCAGCACAACCTGAACCTTTTTGCCCGGCCGTATGCCTTCGATATGTTTCAGGCGGTAATCCATGCTGCGGAAACTGATGGTGTTGTCCTGACGCACCGTGCGCTCGACCTCCGGCTCGGCGTACAGGTCGCGCAGGATCTCGTCGTTTGGCAGATCCTTCAGCTGTTCCTGGCGGATGGTCAGCCAGCACGCGGTGCGGGTCATTTTGTGGCGCCGCACGGTGCGGGTGCCGTTCCAGCGCACCAGCCAATCCACCGCCCAGGCGTTGAGCTCTTCGATGGTGGTGGCCGGTTCCAGCCGCAGGCGCGCCTCGAAATGGGTCTCGATGATGTTTTGCGCGACCTCGGCCGATCCCTGGCGGCGGGGGTTGTGGGGCATGTTCTTGGGGATTTCGATCTCCAGCCTCTCAAGCAGCGCCAGTATCCCCTTGGCGATGTTGGCGCTGCCCGCGTCCATCAGTAAAAACTTGGGCACCCCGCGAAAAGGCAGCTTTTCGTGATGTCCTCCGCGCCAGGCGCTCACCAGAAAATCAAAGGTGATCTGCTGATTCTCGCCGGCGGCGGCGTAATACTTGACCCAAAGGTGATGACTGAAATGGTCGGCGAGCACCAGACGGATCAGGCGTTGCTTGATCTTGCCCATGTTCGCCGGTTTTTTTTCGCGATAGTCGCGCTCGTCGATAAGGGCCAGGCCCTTGCCGTTTTTGAGGTAGTACTGGATGCAGATCGAGGCGTCGAAAATGTGCACGTGATTTGGATGCAGGCTTGCCATTCGGATCGATGGTTCTGGAGCGTCGAGCGCCGTGCTGTTCATCTCGCGTTCGCGCAGTATGGCCTGCAGCCTGGCCTCGCTGATCTGCCCCTCGCTGATCACGCCGTTGTCGATGGCGATCTGCAGCGCTTCGGAAACCGGCAGGATGGTGCCTTTGACCTGGCGGGCGCTCTCCTGGATCAGGCTGGACACAAACTGCAGCTGCCCGTCCGTCAGGCCGCTTTTGAGCGATCCCGCGTCGGTCCGCTTTTTGCGGCCGCTGTTGTAGCCGTGTTTGGCGGCGATGCGGTACAGGGTAGCCGGGCTTTTTCCGGTCATCGCCTGATACTCGGCAATGATCCCGTCCTTTTCGCCGTTGACGGCTTCGCCGAGCCGTCGCGCCATGTCCCGAGCCCATTCCATATCAACGCTCCCGGTCCTTTTGGAGTGCGCTGCCAAGATCCCCGTCGACCACCCGCAGATGCGGCGGCGTCCAGTCGTCATCCATCTCAGGGTCTCCGTAGAGATCGCCGGCCGTGTCGACCGATGCCGCGATGGTGCGCTTGAAATACCCAAGAGTCTCCATCAGAACCGCCCGCATCCGCGGCGTGGCATCCTCCGGCAGCGGGTTGATCTCCGGATCGAACTGCGACAGAAACCCGTCGATCGTCACTTGCGCCGCGTGGCATTTCTTGATAAACGCCTCCTCGTCGGCCCGCAGGCCTTTGCCTTCGGCCTCTCCCTCGTACTTCGCAAGATCACGAGCCTGGCGCTCGATCAACTCCTGCTTGCCCTTGATAAGGCGGTCCTTGGTCTTGAGGTTGGCGTCTTTTTCGGCCAGCAGGGCATCCTTCGCGTCAATAACGCGTTCCAGGGCGACTTGCAGATCTTCATGATGGTCGGGGTCAAGTGGAATGGTTTCGTCCCCGATGACGACCATGCTGCCCTCGATCTGGACGCAGCCGTCGTGGGTGAGTTGGCGGAGTTTTTTGAGATCGCGATAACCAACCTGTAATTGGCAACACGTTTCCAAAAAATCCTCACCGAAGGCGGAAAGGTTAAGAAGGTCCTCGTCAACCTTCCTGCGAGACAACCCTATGTATTCACAGAACTTATCCCAAGTTCCAACATGGGGTAGATCGCGGTAAATCTTGGATTCCTTGACTTGTTGCAGATAGATCAAACTGGCAACGTTGCCGAATTTTGCCATCAATTGATTAGCCTGAACCCTTCCAATCACTTCGTGGCATTGCGCGATCAAGTGTTCACGTTCCCGCAGCTTTTCAATCTCCTTATTGGCGTCTTCCCGCGCCATGTTATAAACGCTGTTGACCGCTTCCACCTCTGCGGGCGGTCTGTTTTTGTTTACCGGCATATTTAGTCACCTCCCTCGATAGCGATCGATTCAAGATCCCGCGCGATTCTCTCGCGCTGCCCTTCAAGATTGCTTTTTACCCGCGCCCAGATCAGCGCCATCCCCATGCCGATCCGCCAGTGATCGCCGACCCGCTGAACGAATCCGGCATCTTCCAGCGTGACCAGGTGGGTCATCACCGTGCCATGCGGCACATCCAGCTCCGAGGCGATGGTTTGCCCGGGAACCGGCTCTTTATGGTCCGCCAGGCGTTTCAGGATTTCCGTCGTCAGTTTCACCGCGGCGATCCGCCTATACGTTGTCACTGCATCCTCCTTTCACGCGCGGCGTCACCGCGCAAAAAACCACGAACCCGCCGACACCGGCGATGTTCGGCCATGGCCAGTAAGGGCTCTCGCAACCGGCCATGCCGAGCGAGGCCAAAAACAGAAGACTCAGCAGCAGGTTTGTCAGCATGGGTGTCTCCTCTCAGTTACAGCCGATGCAGTCTGCGGCGTGGTGCAGGCAATCACGTACTTTGCAGCCAAGATTCACGCCCACGATCAGCAGCGCGATAACCATGATCGCGACCACCATCTGAATTCCTTTCGCTTTCATCTCCGTCCCTTTCCGCGCAGGTTGCGGCGCAACTTTCGCATCTCGTCCATCGTCTCTTCGAGCTTGCCGAGGTGCAGCAGGCGCAGATCCTCCGCCGTGGTCACCTGGGCGCCCTCGGCGGCCACGATCGTCGCGGCCGGTTCCAGGATTCCCGTCACGTGATGGATGGCATACAGGTAATAGGCTGGCAGGGGATACTCGGCTGGCTTGGACAGATAGTTGTTCATCATGTGAATGGTAAGCGGCTTGCGGCAGGTCGGCGGATCGGCCGCGGCGCCTTCCTCGGTGCGGCCGAAATACGCGTTGATGCCGTCCACCAGTTGCTCGCGGCTCATGCCCCATTCGCGCAGGGTGCGCTTGATCGACGCCGCGATCTCGATGCAGGCCTCGTAATCATTCTCCGCCGCAGGCGGGTTTGCCGGCCGGCTGTTGCATCCGATCGCTTCAAAAAGATCGGTCTTGATATCCACCAGGGCGTCGACCTGCGCGTCGAAATCAAGCGTTAATTGGTTTGGGTCTATCAAATTCTTGTGTTTAGGCATCTCATCCCTCCAACAACCAGGTATCTAAACTTTTCTGGCGTCTAGACGTTGTCGGCATATCCCGCACTTGGTACGCTGATAACACCAACAACCTGGGAGGTTCCGTCATGACCATGCAGCGTAACGCCTTATGGCTCGAACTGTCAGCCGCCCTGTTCCGCGAGGCCATACCTTTCGATATAATGGGGATCATCGAAAGGCTCACTCGGGGTAAGAAGGCCGAGCTTGCAGACCGCGAACAGCAAAATGTCGAGGCGGCCGTCGTCAACATGGCGCTATCAAAAGGGCAAAACGAGGTCGACGACATCATCGCAACCCTCAGCAGGGACACGTTGACGGCCCTGGCATGCCGCTGGGCGAATCATCAGGCTCGATGGAGAGATAAGGCCAGCGATCCATCGTTTTCTCTATGGTTTCCTCCGGGAGATCGGGACGTATGGCGCGTAATCTTTCTTTCACTTCTTCCAGATCGACAGGTCGCCGCATGTCATCTAAGATCTCTTTGGCCGGAAGATTTCGCAGGGTTTCTTGAGAGACCGTGATCCAGACAAAAGCCATGACTTTTACTCCGATGAAAAAACGTTTAAATTTGTTACAACTTATGCTACCCTTCGCCTTATCCGGCTGCGGCCATGGCTCCAGCGACACGCGCCAGAGATTCCTGTTTGCGTGCGTTCGGCTTCTTCGCATACCGATCGGGAAAAACCTGCTCCGGTGTCTTTCTGATGGCTGCTGCCACCGCCTTCTGAACGGGATGCGATATGGAGTTTCCCTCGATAACCCGGTAAACATGCCCACGGGTAACTTTGCACGCGCGGGCAATGTCGGCCTGGCTCACGGCGTTCAGAATAAGCTCCGCCTTGATTTGATTGGGGGTCATGATTGACTCCTTTCTTTAGGTGTTTTCTGTTGCGCTTTTTGGTACGGGCTTGCTTGTAAGCCTCACACTGGCAAGAATAGAGAAATTTCTACATCTTGTCAACGGAAAAAGAAGAGTTTTCTACATGGAAGCTAGAGAAAGATTAAAAATAGCCCGGGAGGGCCTTGGGCACACGCAAAAATCCTTCGGAAAACCAATAGGTTTGACGGGGGCAAACGTGCGTGATCTGGAATCTGGAAAAGTAAAAATTTCTACCTTGCACGCCCTTGCGATAGAGAAAATTCACGGTGTGCGAGCGGAATGGCTTTTGGATGGTGAAGGGGACATGGAGGCCGGCCAACATGCGCCGCGGTCATTTGTCGCCACTGGCGACGGTCACGTCCAGATCGGTGGGAAGGTTTCCGGTACCGGCATTGCGATCGGGAAAAATACACACGGAGAGGGTCGTGTCAATGACGACTCCTCTCACTATCTACTGAATGCAAAACATCCTATGAAAGAGGATATTTCCGAGATCTGCAGGCTCTTGGAAGACTATGGAACACCAAAGCTCATCGAGGAGATAAGGCAAAGGCTGCTGAAGATAAAAAATGCCATGGAGTAGACGGAGGAGGTAGGCATGGGGAGCGTGTCTGAACGATTAACAATTGGTCGCAATAGCCGCAACAATGTCCAGGTGGCCGGCGACATTATCGTTAACATGAACCAGACTCTCCGCGAAATCCACAACTTCGAAGATCTCGACGCCTCCATACTTTGGGTCAGCAATAAACTTGAACATGCACAGAAAAGTTTTAATCACTTGGAAGTCCTCCGGCTTATTCTTCTATTCATTGGCATGATGCCGATTCCTTTCCTGTGCGTGGGCGCCTTAAACTGGCATATCGAATTAATAGCGATTGCTTGCGTTATTTCCACCCCGGCCATGTTTTTCATCAGCCGAATCAGCGGCCGGATGGCTATCCTCAAATTCGAGCTGGATGCCGGCCAGGGCGTACTGAATGAATTATGGAAACAAAAATTGATATTCCAGGTCACGGAAGAAAAGCCATGGAAGTATCATTCCACGGCAAGTGGAGGGCACTAAAGAAGGCGAAGTGATTTTCGGACCAAAGGGGTGAAAGTCATGAACAGCAAGGACAGGGACGATCGCATCAAAGCGTTTAAATACTTTTTTATCGCGATGGTAGGCCTCGGGATCCTTTGTCTTTTCGTCTTTTTAACCGAAACATATTTATACAACAAATCAGGCAAACCAACCATATCGCCGCCGGAAATTCTTTCCTCTGCAGAACACATGGCCGCCGCAGAAACATCCATGCAAGGCTACAAACCTGGAGGGCAAGGCCCCTGGGGCGACGTCCACGAAGCGAGATTGCACCTCGAAGCCATCGAGCCCGCGGATCCGGAATACGATCGCGCCCAAACATTATTGAAAGAGGTGGCGAAAAGAGACCAGGAGATCCTCGTCCTGGCTAAGAAGATGGCTGCAGAGGCCAAGCTCAAGAATCGCATAGCCATCGCAAGGGCTATGGAAAAGAAATTGCTTCTCGACGGATACGACGCGTACGTCACGACCTCGGGTAAAAATGACACGACTCTCCAGATACGATTCATTTTGATGAACCGCCCAACGGTCTATCAAATCACCCAAAATAGACAGATAACAAACAAGCTGAGCACCGCCGGATTCACGAAAATTATTTTTACTGACGGGTACGATGACACATGGACATTCGATCTGGCCAAATAATACTATTTGTCCAGATCGAAACCCGAAAATATCAGCGCCGCAAAAATTATCAAAACAATCTTGATTTTGCCCACGATACAGGTATCACGACAACCATCCGTCAACCAATGTAAACCACACTTTTCGCAATTATCAGTCTTTCCGTTTCTCACCCCCCATCATCCCCGTGAGCTTCTTGACAGTCTTCGCGTAGAGGATTAA